TTGGATGGGGGTCCATGTTTCGTCGTATAACGTCGGATAGGGCTTGGTCGATGTCGCGTCTCTGTGTGGTATGCATATCCACCCAAGGCCCACCCCGCCTCCACGCCACAACGTGATCGACTCAACATTGTCGCATAACGCCACCACCTCACCACCCCTCCACCACCCCTCACCCATTTACTTGTATTACAATTTGACATACTTATTGTAATTTGATATATAATTAAGCATGGCTATATCTGATGAGAAGAAGGCTAGCATAGTAGAGGTATTATCTGATTGGGACAATATAGGTGAGAATGAGGACGCATTTGATTGGCGTAGTGCTGCATTGCAGGGTGTAGTTGAGGGGAACGTCAATCGGATGAAGGCTCAGGCGGCTCCGTTGGCAGAGTACAAGGTAATGGAGATCATGCAGAGGGGGGAGTCTGAGGCGTTGCAGTTGGATGCGGCGAAGTATATTTTAGCGCAGAATGGTCATGGACCGATACAGAGGGTAGAGACTCACATATATGAGAAGATGGAGCCGGATCAGTTGGTAGCGATATTGGGATCTAAGATAGAGCAGTTGAAGAGGTTGGCACCAGGGATAGAGTTTTCGCTCCCCAAGATAGTGGAGGCAGAGGTTGTCGAATCTTCAGACGAAGAGTGAGTTGATAGAGGCGATCAGGTTGTTGGACACTCAGATAGAGGCGTATGAGAACAACAAGCTTTCGCTTTACAGGCCGCATGATGGGCGAGGTGGGTTTGATGACAATACTGGAACGGGGCAGATAGGTTTTCACAAGTCGAAGGCGAAGATCAGATTACTTGTTGCAGGAAACCGTAGTGGCAAGTCAGAGGCTGCGGTAATGGAGGCGATCTGGTTGGCATTGGGGACGCATCCGTATCACAAGATACCAGTACCGAACAAGGGTAAGATGTATGGTGACACTTTTCCGATCATTACGATGGAGACATTTGGTCCGAAGTTCAAGAAGTGGTTGCCGAAGAGTTCGTTGGATGGGGCGAAGCCTTTCATAAAGTCAGCGCAGGGGCATTTAGTTGGGATCAATTTTGCGAATGGCAGCAGGGTAACGTTTGGAGCTTATCAGCAGGAAGCCGGCACATCTGAGGGTGGCGATTTTGATTGGGTAGGTTTTGACGAGCCGCCTCCCAGGAATATATACATAGCGAATTTGCGAGGCATAGTAGATCGTGGTGGGTTGATGTGGTTCAGTATGACACCGTTGCGTGAGGCGTGGATCTACGATGAGTTATGGATACCTGGGTTGGATGGCAGTAAGAGTTACATAGAGTGTTTCAACTGGTCATCTTACGACAATCCATACATTGACAAATCTTCATTGGATATTTTGGCGGCTGAGTGTACGCCGCAGGAGAGGGAAGTTCGTATTGAGGGGTTGTTCAAGAAGTTACAGGGGATAGTGATCGACACATATCGGCCTGAGTATAGTGACATAGAGCCGTTCGAATTAGATGAGAATTTTGTGATCTATGAGGGTTTGGATCCGCATAGTGCGAAGCCGAACGCGGCGTTATGGAAGGCTGTGGATCGGAATGGTTTCAGGTATTCGTGTGCTGAGTTGGATTTTGACGGTGGCATATATGATTTCGGTGTAGAGATCTCTAAGGTAAGGAAGAGGTTAACATCGAACGGTGCTATATTGATAAAGAGTATATCAGACACGTCGGTGAACACGGAGGATTGGCAGTTCAAGATCAACATGCGGGATGAGTTGAACAAGGCGTTGAAGGATCAGGGTGAGGTCATTCTGCCTGTGATGGCTGCGAAGAAGGGTTGGTTGGAGCCTGGGATAAAGAAGTTAAAAGATCTTTTTCGACCGATACAGCAGGCGACAGAGAATGGAGTAGTGATGCCGACAGAGTATTTATTCAGGAGGAATGTTCCAAAGTATAAATATGAGTTGATGCATTATCAATGGCCGGAGAACATCACGACCGCAAACGTGAAGCCGATACCGAAGTACAATGAGCGAATAGATTGCAGTCGTTATATTGAATCGATAGCTCCTAAGTTTGTAACGCCTGGAGAGCAGGCTTTATTTGTTCACACTTACAATGGTGCTTACAGGAGGGAATTATGAGAAGAGTAATGCCGGTTGATCCTGTTTTTAGGATCCCGAACAGAACGGTTGATTCGGATGCTTTGGTTAAGAGATCTTTGGAAAAGTTTCGTCAATTTGAATGTGACAGAACTGACTGGTTAAAGCGTAGGGAGAGTTTCTTTTTAGCTGGTGAGGATTATCTTTCGTCACCGTTCAAGGGTTTATGGGATGGAAGTGCGAACTTTCACTTCCCACTAACTGAGATCCAGAAGAACGCAATGCATGCAATGTTGATGCAAGCTGTATTCTTTCAGTATCCTTGGTTCTATGTAGATCCGCAGGAAGATCTTGATATGTATCGGATCAAGAAGATCGAGAGATTGCTGAAATATATTTTAGAGCGTTACGTCAATTACAACAAAGGTATCTATCTGACTGTTGATGATTGGTGTAACGATCTTTGCAGCGAGGGTATGGCGATAATGAGCAGGGGTTGGGATATTATACAGCGTCGCTCTTACACTATTGAAAGGGACGATACATTTAAGATGCAGCGTCTTGAATTCCAGAAGATGCTAGACGATACGGAGGAGAAGGAATTCTCAAGGCTGGCAGATGATATTATTAAACTACCTTACGTGGAGAAGTCGATCATCAAGACGGTATTCAATGGTCCTGTGGTTGTTGCTGAGAATCCTGTATTGGTTTTATTTCAGGGAGATGTAGTTGATTCAACGGATCTTGATATGCATGAGACTGTGATCAAGGTTTGTTATTTTAACAGGAATCAGTTGATCTCGTTCAAGCATAGTGAATTCATGGATGAAGATGTTGTCGATCAGGTATTGGAATCTCCTCCTCTCAAGATAAGTGATCAGCGTATGGATGCCGACAGGCGCAGGGCAGAGAGGTCGCAGACAGGTGTTAACATTGATTCTTCGTCAGGTTCATCTGACGTATGGGAATTTATATGTGTATATGACACCACCACATTAAGTGGAACGAAGGATAATAGTGAGTTGGCAGACAGGTTACAATATTACGTTCATCCTTCTACGAACACATTGGCAAGGTGGACGTATCTTGACAGGATCTCAAGTAACGGCAAAGTTCCATTGCACATGGCTCATCTATATCGTAGGCCGAGGAACAGTATGGGTCGTGGAATAAATCATACGATGTTTTCGATCAATGAGGGTTTGGATATTCTTTTGAATCAGAGCATTGACGCTGGAATGTTGGCGAACAATCCGATGTTTGGATACAAGGGTGACAGTACGTTTGATCCAGGCGAGGTGAGGATCGAGCCAGGTTTGGGCATCAAGTGTGACGATCCGAATAGTGACATTCGTTTCTTTACATGGAACGTAAATCCTAACTGGTCTGCTAACATACAGGGAAGTTTGATCTCAATGGCTCAGCAGTTGACAGGTATGGGGCCGAGTCAGATGGGTCAGGTAGCCGGAAGGGTTGGGCCGCTTCGTTCTGCGAGTGGTATCAATGCATTGGATAGAAATGCATCGATGATATTGGATCCTTTGATCAAGCGTGTAAAGATCTGTATCTCTGATCTTTTCGAGGGATTATATCTTGATTGTCTTGATCGTATGCCGGAGGTCACGAAGCTGACCGTTACAGGTAGTGATGGCACTCCTATCATGGATGACGAAGGCAACATCATGCGTGACGAGATAAGTCTGAATGAGTTGTCAACGAAGGTTCATTTTGGAATCTACGCAAATTCGATGAATATAAATAGGGATGTAGTGAAAGAGAACGCAGCTGCTATAGCTCAGTTCTCATTCCAGAAATTGCCGGTGGAGTTGGGTATAGTGGGTCCGAATGAAGTATATGAGATAATGAATGAGTTCCATAGAAGTCTTGGCACATTGAATCCTGAGAGGTTTATCAAGAAGCCGGAAGGTGCGAGAGCGTTGCCGATGGAGATGGAATTGAAGATGATCATGCAGGGTTTAATGCCTCCGATAGCACCGAACGATCCGGCACATCAGGAGAAGATAGATCTATTTAGTCAGCTGATCGATTCTCCAACAGCTGAGTTGGAAGTAAAGCATGGCAAGGTAGCACCGAACGCGATTCAGATTTTAAAGAAAGTGATCAAGGATCACGAGCGTTTCTTTGAAATGATGCAGCAGCCTAGCAATGTTCAGAATCCTTTTGGTGGGAATCAGAGTCCTACAATGGGATTGCAGGAAGGTCAAGGCATGGAGCCTGAAGTTATGCCGCAAGGTGGAGAGCAGATGCAACAGCCGGCGCAGGGTCAGCCTCAGCAGCAACCACAGGGAGGTAACGCATGACAGCGAGTTATTTGGAAAGAATGAACGATGTAATTCAGGAAGCAAAGAATGAAGTAAAGGAAAAGAAGGTAGCGGTAAAATATAGCATAAGTGATAAGGAGGTAGAATTTGCCAAGGCTTTATATGAGCTTATGCAGATAAGTGCGTTCAAGAAGTTCGTTGAGCTTGAGAGTTATGAGATCGGTGACATTGCAACGAAAGCATTTGTCAAGCCAGTTGAATCTGATTTTGACAGTAAAGATTTCGGAGAGCAGATGGCGTTCAACAAAGGCAGATATGTTCAGATGCTCAGGTTCAGACAGAGAAGAGAAGAATTATTGAAACGATATATTTATATGCAGGAAAACTCTAAACCTAAAAAGGAGGTATAAGATGGCGAAAGTTATGAGCAGAGTGTTGAAGGACAAATTGTTGAAGGGGCCGAAAGGTACTGGTACCACGGCCAAATCATCTAAGAAACCAGCTCAGAAAAAAGCTGCGAAGAAAAAATATTAAAAGGAGAATTATATGCCGCACCCCGATGACAACAAGACAAATGATCAGAACCAAAATCAGGACAATCAGCCGGCAGGCAAGGTAGATGTTAAGCCTTCGGTTGATATGGATCTTCTTAAAGAAGAGTTGAAGAATCAGAACGCTCAGCTTTTAAATACAATTCTTGAGAATATTTCAAACAAAAAAGAAAACGTAGATAACGAAGAGATTTCATACGACAAAGCATTGGAAGAATTTCAAGATGAATTAAAAGAGATAAGAGTTGACGAAGAGCAGGCTAAGGGAATGATAAAGCTCTTTAAAAAATTGATGGCAAAAGAAAATCCAAAGTTAAAGGATGAAATAAAAGGAGAAGTACAGTCTCAGGCAAAGTTTGAAAAAGATAAAGAAGCAAAAGATGCAGAAATGGCATCAATGTTTCCAGCAATCTTAAATAAGAAATCTGAATTATTTAAGAGAGCATCTATTGAATATGAAAAACTGAGTGATTCTGTAAAGAATTCTTCAGATGGAACATCCGTAGCTATTTTGAAAGCGGCGGCTGCGCTTGGGATCACTCCTATTGATGTAAGGACTATCCGACAGATGAACGCCATGGGACCGAATGGTGGTAATCCTCCTAGAGAAGATGATAAAATAACTCAAAAAGCTATAGATTTTGCTGCAAGTTTTGGAGTTAAAAAAGATAAGTTTGAAGAAAAACTTCGCGCTATTAAAGCAAAATCTATGTAATGCTACTTAACGTATTATTTTCTTTACATAAAATATTTATTATGATATAAGGAGCTTGAAAATGGATAATCCGATAAAAGATCAATCTGGAGTAATTGAGCCGACAGCTGCAAAGGTTCGCCGCCGTAAGGCTTCTGGTGATACTCCTGCCAAAGTAGGACTTTCTAAAACTATTGATAAGGCTACATTGAAGCGAGATATGATGATCAAGTTGATGAATAGAAAGCTTCAGCTTGTAGTTCCAAAACAAATTCAGGATATGCATCCTGATAAGTATTTTGTTTGGATCAATTATAACCGGTTAGAAAAGTCAGGCTTCTGGCATCACAATGGTTATGAGCTTTTTAAGACGAATGAACACTTACCTGAAGAGATGAAGGATAAGTGGAGTAAGGGTGTGGATAACTATATCCATAGGAATGAGATGGTTTTGGCCTATCTTCCCATGGAAGAGTATAAGTTGAGACAGCAAGAATGGGAAGTTCTTCATGGAAATCGGGATGTTACAGAGGTTATTACGAATCGTCCTGAGCTTCGTGAGTTTCAACCAAATGCTGAGGTGGAGAAAGAATTTGTTTCCTCTTCGGGTGAGGAATCGTAAATAAACAAGGAGGTAGTTATGGCGAATACAGATTTTCCGAGTGGGTTTGAGCCATTGAAATATGAGAATGGTGGAGATCTCTCGGTGGAAGAGGGTCCGATTGCAGCAGCAAACAGCGCGATTGGTTATTTTGATCCGCTGGAAATGCACACGGATGGTTATCTTCAGCAGGCTCAGGCATCGTCAACGCGCATCGTTGGTGTGGCGGCTGAGTACAAGGCTGCGAACAGTGGTGGTTCGATTAAGTATTATCCGGCAGCCGGCCTTATTATGCGGGCGCAGTCGGATGATGCAACGATTGCAGCACAGGCTGATCTGGATTTGACATACGATATGGTTGTTGGCTCACCTAGTTCAACAACGCATCGTTCGATTTTTGAAATTGATGGTGACAGTTCTCACGCTACGGATAAGCCGATCTCGATCTTGAGGGTCGCACCGGCTCAGGACAATGTTGGCAACGCTCTTGGTTTGAATGTTGCTGTTGAATGTAAGTTCACGCCCAAATGCATCAAGGCGTAAGGAGGCTATATGGCTACAAACATCAGAAGTAATTTTGCGGATTTTTTTGGTACGAGTAAGCTTCCTGAGCTACAGGCCGTTGTTGAAGCGTCGGTCGAATCGTACCCAACGATGATCAGCGTTCTCTTCAATGAAGAGGGCATGACAACTGACATTGCTCAGCACACCACAATGTCGGGTCTGCGTAATCCTGTTCCGGTAGGTGAAAACGTTCCGGTCCAGTTCCAGACGATCAAGAGTGGCTATCCGAAAACCTACACCGCTAACAAATGGGGTACGGGTTACAGGATCTCGAAAGAAGCGGTTGACGATGGCAAGTTCGGTTTCATTGAACGCGCCACGAAGTCGTTTGCTAAGGGTATGTTTGAAGTTAAGGAAATCGCTGCGGCAGATGTATTTGATAACGGTTTCACCACGAACGGTTATGACGGCGTTCCGCTGTTCTCCGCTTCGCATCCGCTTGAAAACGGCGGTGGCGTAACCGGTGATAAC